ACACAGAAGTTAAGCTCAGTGGTGCCGAAAATACTTGGCTGGTGACGGCCCGGAAAGATAGGGAGATGCCAACATCAAAGTGTCCATCCAATAGGGTGGGCATTTTTTATTGTTAAATTTAAGTGATTAAGCAAAAATCCGGCTTCTTACATATGAAGTCGGATTTTTCGTTTATCATTCAAGTACATCAAAGCCTCTGTCATACAGCATTAAATTAATATCAATTACACTTAGTTTGTGAAGCAGTCCAAACATTATTACCGCATCTCTGCCGTCTTTGGCATACAGAGGTGACGCTTTTATACGGTTAAGCAGTTTTTCTGTCTGGGTCAGATCCGCACCTATTCCAATGCAGAGCATTATCAGCTTATCTCTTGACGGTGTCTTTATTCCTTGGAATATCTGATAGCCGTAGTGCTTTTCTATCATAGAATTATTTATAGCCTCTGATTTGCTTATCTTTTTGCTTTGTATAATACTTTCAAGCATTTGAGGTAATGTCGCAAAATTCAGCTGATCCGAGTTTTCTTTAAAATAATCGTCAAGATTACTTTTTGATTTTAAGCTATTGAGAAGTTCATCAGTTGATTTTTTCAATTTATATCTTCCTTTTTATACAAATTTATGCTAATATTTACAAGAGGGGAGGTGCAAAAATGAACGAGTTTGAATATAAATTTTCACTTTGGCAATTTGATGTTGTTACAGATTTTAACAGAACGACACAGCTTGTGCGCAATCGCAGTACGGGTCAGCTTATGGTGAAAAAGATTATGCCCGCTTACGAATTTGAGGTACATAACGCTGTCAGTAAAATTAATAATTGCCATATCGCAAAAGTTTTTGATGTTATCACTGACCGCAATGCCTGCATTATTCTTGAAGAATATGTACAAGGTCATACCATTGAGCAGTATTTGTCAAAAGGTACTTTTGCGGAAGATTATGCCATAAATATTGCCCGTCAGATTTGCAACGGACTCAGTGTTTTGCACAAATATTCAATTACCCATCGTGACATTACTCCGTCCAATATTATCATAGGTTTTGACGGTGTTGTTAAGATAATTGATTTTGGAATTTCAAGACTGCATAAAGAAAACGCCAAACACGATACGCAGGTTCTCGGTACAGAGGGTTATGCCGCACCCGAACAATTCGGCTTTAAGCAGAGCGACTGCAAAACAGATATTTATGCTCTGGGAGTTTTGCTTAATTATATGCTAACAGGTCATATTCCGTCAGAAGTTATGTACCGTGACGGTGATGTTGCGGATATTATTAAAAAATGTACAGAATACAATGTTGAAAAGCGTTTTGAACGGATAGAAGATTTAGACGCCGCTTTGAAAAGAAAGAGAGTTTACGGCTTTAACTTTGCCGACAATTTTATGGAAAATTTCCCCGGACTCCGTTCAGAAAAGAAAGGTGTGCGTGTTTTTGCGTGCGTAATGTACGGCTGGATGTTTTTATGGATTATAGGTATGTACAGCAAGTATTGCGTAAAAAATATACTGAACTTTTTTCCCGTCACGCTTATGGTAATACTGCTTTTCTTTATTCCCATTTCATTTTTCTCTGACCTTTTCGGCTTTCAGAGTTGTATTCCCAAAATAAGGGATATGCCTAAAACTTTAAGGAAGCTTATTTTTTACTCATTAGCCGTTGTGAGTATGTTTGTCGGTATGTCGATTTTCCGTGCCGTTACAACGGTATCTTATTTATGGTAATTATTTTCCATAGTACAACAATATTATAACATAAAATTTTTTCTTAGTGTATGCTGTCAGCATACAATTTTTTATTTGGCTTTTTATATAATAATGTCAACGGATTTAATAAAAGGAGGAATTTATTATGAAAAATACCGTTAAAAAAGTTTTATGTACATTTATTGCAGTGGTTGCGGCGGTCACTTCTACATTGGTTTTTACAGGTTGTGGCTCAAAAAAAGCCACAAGCGACATAAGTATTCCTGACTATACTTTTTCTGAAAGCTCTAAGGAAGAGGAAAGTTCGCAGGCAGAAGAAAGCTCAAAGGACGATGAATCTTCTGAGGAGGAAAGTTCAAAGGAAGAAGAAAGTCAAAAAGATGAAGAAAGTCCTAAAGAAGAGGATAACGATTCCGACACCGTTAATCCTGATTTTAAGGAAGTAATGGACGATTACGAGGACTTTATGAATGATTATGTTGACTTTATGAAGAAGTACACAAGCAGTGACAATCCTGCAGGACTTATGAAAGATTACACGGAGATTATGTCGAAGTATGCTGATTGGGGCAAGAAGATAGACGATATTGACGAGGATTCTCTTTCAAAAGCAGATTACGATTATTATATTGATGTGACAACAAGAGTTACTAAAAAACTTGCAGAAGTTGCCGAATAATAAAAATGACTTTTAATGACATCTGGGAAGAAATCGTAAGATGCAGAGGCAATGTAATTACCACAAAAGAGAATACAAAATTTACATATGTTGTAAATGAAAACAGTATTTTTATTCCGAAAGCGAATTGGAAAATTACAAAATCAGAGCTTGAAGGTGCGGTAAAAATGTTGCAAAATCCGTCATTTGCAAAGAATGCGGCAATCGGTTCATCGTATGTGTATGCTATAATATTTAATGCTTTGGAAGAAATTCAATAATAACAGACTTTTTCATACGGATAAAAGCGCTCGGGTACTGTACCTTGAGCGCTTTTATAATGCAATTAATTAAAGTTGGCTTTGTCAAGAAAAGTGTGTAAGTTTTTTAAAAATCATAAAAACTTTACAAATAATTCTATGAGAACAACTATGTATCTAAAAAACGACTACAATCATCCCATCAGTCTTCCTTATATTCTATTACTCGTGTACATATATAATGATAAATTATAATGATAAATGTATCACGAACTAAAGTCAAGTAATAATTTTCAAAAACGGATAATATCTTTTCCTAGTGAATTCCCAAAGTAAATTCCACAGTAGGAAAGGAGTGGAATTTACTTTGGGAATTCACGCTTATAAACGCAATTATAAACGAATATAAAAACAGCTGTGACGGATTTTATCTTTTTGGCGACCTCGGTGCCGTTGATTTTTATAAAAAGCTCGGATTCAAAACAATAAATCAATACACTTGCAAAATTAAAGATGAAATAATTGCAAATGTTCTTCCCCACTCTTTCACACGCATAAACTACAAAAACTCTCGGACAGATTTGACCCGAGAGTTTTGTGTTATAACAATGGAGTTTGTTGATTATTAATTTTTATTATAATTTTGCAATCATCTTAGAGTTGCCGTGATAGCAGCACATGAACCGAGTAAATTATACAAGCTGTTTCTCTCACCGTTATATCCGTTTTCTTTGAGATGTTCGTCTGCCGTTTCTTCGGTAATCGGTTCAACATTAAAATCTACTGTCTGGGTTTCCTCTGTGCCGTCATTGTACTTAACGGTTACATCAACCGATACTCCTTCAAAAAGCTGTGAATAAAGCTCGTTATACATATCAATGATATCCGATTCATCATATTCGGGATTAAATTCTTTATCGAAATTCTCACCGTATTTTTCGATGTATTCAGCTTTCACACTGTCGCTCACGGCTTCACCGCAATAAAGACTATACGCATTATATTTACTTAAAATTTTAGCCGCTTTTTCACTGTCATTTGCCATAAGATAAACATTCATACTAACAGGAGCAACTCCGTTAGAATCCACTTTAACGCTTTCATCCTGCTTATCATAATCAACGGTAAAACCCGAGTAAAAATAATCGGCACCCGAATTCATATATATTTTCATAGTTTCATCGGCATTTTTGTTTTCAAAATCCGATAATACTTTACCGCAATATACTTTTTCATTGTCATCTGTATTAAAAGTAAAATATGAATTGCCTTTTGCATTATATGTAATTGTACTTATGTTATCACCCTTGCAAGAAAGCAACAAATTAAAAGTTTCCTCATAGCTCTCATAGCCGTAAAAATATCTATCAGTCCTATCTATAGCGGCAACCTGTACCGGTTTATCTTTAGTTAATTCGGCAGCTGCGGCCGTAATAACAAATCCGTTTTGATTTTGAGCTGGTTGAGAAAAAAGGGCAAACGCACCTCCCGAAACAAGCATTGCCGCAACAAGAGAAGCTGCAATAACTTTATTTACTTTTTTATTTTTACTTTTCTTAATGTCAATAATGTTGTCATTGCTTTGCTTGCTATAAATATTTTCTATCGCAGAATTAACTGCATTCTCACTGATTTTAATATCATTGATTGTTTTCGTATATAAATTTTTACGCATACTAAAGTCCTCCTTCGGATAGAATTTTGCCGAGTTTTTTTCTTGCCCTCTGCAGCTGCGAACTGATTGTATTTTGACTTTTGTCCATTATACGGGCTATTTCTGCAATTGAATAATCCTCATAATAATACAGATAAATAACATTTCTGTACTGCTTTGGAAGCTGCCAAATTTCTTCCATTACAGCCTTTGTTTGCGGCTGCTCAAGTTCTGTATATTTGTCGATTGACTCAATCTTATTATGCCAAAACGACTTATGAAAATTATTGCATTTGTTTATGGTAACCCGTATAAGCCAATATTTTAAATGTTTTTCATCGTCAAGAGGCGGGTTCTTTGTAAGTATTGTAATGCAAACCTCTTGAAAAATATCCTCGGCGTCAGCTTTTGATTTTAAATTTTGATATGCAATGCGAAATATCATATCCGCATATTTTACAATTACTTGTTCGATTTTGTTTTTCGGTACCGAATGAATCACTCATTTGTAACCTCCTTTCACTGTTAATACAACTGCAAACACACATTTTCGTGCATAATTTTAAAAATTTTTAACTTTATAATACCAAATTAATGTCTGTTTGTAAAAACAGTGAATATATAAAACCGCGTAAACAAAAAGACCTTATCCATAAACGAATAATGTCTTTCCTTGGAGCTGATAACGGGTGATTGTAATTATTCAAACTCTTTGCCTCGCCTGCTACGGCTTGTTCACAGTCATATTTTCATCAACTCTACGCCCTAAAAACAGTCCACCGGACTGTTTTCTTTACGGGCTTTCAAATCCCGTTTTGCAATTTCATCTTTAATCAAAAAAGATATTACCCACAAATTCGGATAATATCTTTTTCTTGGAGCTGATAACGGGCGATTGTAATTATTCAAACTCTTTGCCTCGCCTGCTGCGGCTTGTTCACTGTCATATTTTCTTCAACTCTACGCCCTAAAAACAGTCCACCGGACTGTTTTCTTTACGGGCTTTCAAATCCCGTTTTACAATTTCATCTTTAATCAAAAAAGATATTACCCACAAATTCGGACAATATCTTTTCTTTGGAGCTGATAACGGGATTTGAACCCATTAGAAAATCACTCAAAAAGCCGATAAAATCAAGCATTTATTTTCTTCGTGTCATCTTTTGTGTCATCTGAAAAATTATCACTGAAAATATCTACAACACGAGCTGACATTTTGCTTGTCTTATCTCTTAGAGTGTGTTGATAGATTTGATGTAACATATCAACAGTCTGCCAGCCACCTATTTCGGCAATATATTGGTCCGGAATACCACGAGCGTGGCATTCAGAAGCGAAATAGTGACGGAGCTTGTGAAAACTAAAATGCGGTACATTTGCTTTTGCTACAAGATGATTGAACGCACTTGAAAGCGTTGTAGGAGAAATTCCAAAATACTTCCAACCCTTACATTCTTTTATCAGCTCAGGAGGCAGCGGAACAAAGCGAGTGCCGGCTTCTGTTTTTGTAGTTTTAACTACAAACTTTCCGTCACTATCTGCTACTACGGCTTTGTTAATATTAACACCGAAATCGTTGAAATCATTAATTGTTAATGCGCATATCTCCGAGCGGCGAAGTGAACCCTGACTTGCAAGCATAATAGGCACTTTAATTTTATCGTTAGCAAGTTCAAGTAATTTATTTATTTCTTTCGTAGTTGGTATCGTATATTGTGGTTTAATTTTTTGCGGTAGTGTAGTATGTAGAATTAAAGAGGGATAATAAGTTTTAAGGACAGCTGAAAGTAGTCCGTGGGCATTTCTGACAGTCTTGGGACTATGACAAGCAGACAGAGAATTGACAGAGTTCTGAATCATAACTGCTGTAAGTTTAGTGAGCTTAAAAGGCATTAGTTCAGAAAAGTAATTGCGCCTGCATTGACGGTAACCTACTATTGTTGATGGACTCAGTACCGAGGATTTACTTTCTATATACCTATCGTATGCCTGCCCAAGTGTTAAGTCATTATAATCAATATTAGATAAATTCAAAGACAACTCAAATCTATCGGCTTCTTTTTTCGCTTCTTTTTTTGTCGGAGCTGTAATTGATTTGTACATCTTCTTCCCATCTTTGTCTTTGCCAATGAAAACACGCACTCGCCAAGAACCTGACGGAAGTTTTTTCGGTTCTGCCATAAATAATAACACTCCTTTTTTTATAAAAAGGGTGCAAAAATCCCCTTGTGCTAAGAGTTGCAAAACACAAGGGATTGTGATACAATATTATTGCGTTATATCGTATCATCTGCACCCTGTGTAGGTGATTTTCCGCTCTGTTCGAGGACCAATCGAGCAGGGCAGATTTTTTATTTTTTGTTTTCAATTGTTAATGTCAATTTTGCGTAGTAAATTTTTTCTTTCGTCTTTTCATCAACAAATGACGAAATATATAAGTCTTTTATTGCTTTTACCCTGTCTTGATTTTCTTTAATAAAAGCAACATCTTCTGTATGTAATGAGCCGATCTCAAGACCATTAGCAATAACCTTAATTGCAGGTTGATTTTTGTACACATATTCTTGTAACTCAACATTGATTACTTTGCCGGCAAGTTTATCTTGCATAAGCTTTGCAAGATGTTTTTGTCTGTTATCAAATGTTACGCCTGCTACTTTGAATATTTTGGAATGAGTACCCTTTGCTGTGTCAATCATTGCTGTTTCTTGCTGCGGCTTTTTCTTCTTATCAAGCACAATAAGCACAATACCTGTCACTAAAATGAGCAAACATACAAAGCCCGTCGGAATAACTCCCTGTGCAAAAGCCGAAATAGCTCCAATAACACCTATTACAGATAATACAACGCCAGCAATAAATTTTTTGCTTTTTTTCATTGCATTTCCTCCTCTCATATAATATAATAATTATTGAGGAGTGCGATTTCTTCTCACATCTTTTTTTAGTCAGTCGTAGGTGGTGCTACGACTGACTTTTATTTTTATTAATAAATTGATTAAATTGTTTTATAACTTTTTGCTCGAGTGGGTGCTTATAGAAAGCATTTCTTTTTTCAAGTTCGTGCATTCTGTTTGCTCTGTAAGTTGCTGCTTCAAGACTTATATTACATAGTCGAGATATTTCCTCAGCAGTTAAGGCTTTGAGTTCATGCAATACACACGCAGGAGCAAGCAAGTCACGAGCGAATACATTAGCTGCGCTCTCGGTATCATTCTGTACTGCAAATGTTCTGTATGCTATTTTGTCCACGAGCATATGTCCGAGCAAAATGTGTCCTAATTCGTGAGCAATAGTGAACCGGCAGCGCTGTGAACTATCTGTATCTCTATATACAATTATAAAACTGTTATTATTTACAATTGTAACACCGCTTGCATCGTTTTGAAGAATATTAACATCGCTGTTTTTAACTAAGTTGATATCATTTGATTTTCTAATAATATTCGTAACTGTGACAGGCAGTGTCCTAATATCGTAGTCTAATATACATTGCCACGCAGCGTTACGAGCATTTTTATATTTACCATAATCCATTTTATCGCACCTCATAGGTATTTTAACCCATAAGGTGCTTTTTATTTACAAATTACAGATCGGATTCATCTTCAACAGATTTAGCATTTTTAAGCAATTCAAGTTTTTCTTTTGAAATTTTTTGAAATTCAATAGGCCTGTTATCGCTGCTTCTCGCAGCGGTTAAAACTGTAACATACTCTTCATTTGAATCATCTTCCACCCCGAGCAGTTTGTCAACCGCTGGCTGCATTTCAGGTTTATTACGATATGCATTAATAACTTTCTTTTCATGATTAGAAAAAATATCATTATTATTATCATTTTCAGACTGTGTTGGTAGCGTCGATGAAAGTTCAGAATCAGTCCATCCCATAATATAAGCAGGAGTAGTATCTAAAGCCTTACAAAGCGGTTCTAAGACACTCGTTGGTAATTTTTCAATTTCGTTACTTTCATATCTATAAATTGTAGCTCTGTTTTTACCAATTAACTCCGCAAGTTTATCAACCGATATATTCTTTTCTTCTCGCAATTTTTTTATGCGTTCTCCGATTGTCATCAATTTCATCTCCTTGTTGAGTATTATATCACAGCAGTTGCACAATTGCAACTATTTTTTTAAAAATAAAAAAATAAATAGCATAAATGCGAAAAGTGTATTGACATTTATTAAAATTAATGCTATTATATAGTTGTCGCAGAAATGCAACGCACGGAGGTGATTAATTTGACTAATGTTGATAAATTAAAAGGAGCTATTAAGGAAAAAAGATTAACTCCTGAAAAAGTCGCAGAAAGCATAGGAATTGATAAAAGTACGATGTATCGAAAACTCTCTAATGGTGGCGATGATTTTACAATTAGACAAGCCGACGCTATTACTCGAGTTCTTGGATTATCTGCAAAAGAGGCACAAGCTATTTTTTTTAGTCAGTTTGTCGCATAATTGCAACAAGAGAATAGTTAAAATCAGCATAAGAGGTGATTACATGCCGAAAATTAAAAGAACAATAAAAGCTGAACAGGAGCAAGAATATATGTCAAGAGTTGCACAATGTCTTTTCTTTCGATTGAACTGTATCGGTTATGACAGAGAAAAAATCAGCAAACTCTTTGGCATTAATCCCGCTACCTGTTCAGCACGCAAAAACGACAAGCCACAGAATTTAAAGCTGGAAGAAATCGTCAGAGCTGCGGGAGTTCTCGGAGTTGAGCCTTATGAACTTTTGATTGATCCTGACAGAATCAAATTAACAACAATAATAAAGTAGGAGGTATTTATATGAAAAGCTTTACAGAAATAACAAAAGAAATCAGAGAAAGAACTTGCAACGATTATAGCGATTATGAGTATGAAATTGAGATTTATGATAACATCAATGAAAACACAGAAGTTGTTTTGCAGGGTACTTTTGAAGAAGTTTATAAAGAATGGGAATATATCAATCAGCACGGATATACAAGTTCATGGGATGAAGATTTTGCTTATGCACAATTAAATTTGCGTTATTCGGAGAGCGAAATGGACAGTCACGAAGTATTAGACACATACGAGAGATAAGGAGCGAATATGAAGCTTGAAAACTTACAAATCCGCATTAAGGACGGCGAGGTAATGACATTGCAGGGACTTGATACAGTGACAGCAGAAAGGCTTGAAGACATCCTTAACTATGTAGCTGAAACTAAAGAAAGCCTTGATAATCACAAACTTTGCAACAAGGCAGTCGGATTTAAGCGTGTTGTTAAGAACTGCAAGAAATTTCTCCGCTGTTGCAAATATGCAGTTAAAAATTAAGGTGATAATATGAACAGATTAATACATAAAACAGCAGCAGGCGAAATGAGCTTATGCGATATAAATCATAAAATCGTACCGCTTACGGAAGTACCAACCGAATATCTCGGATGTATGCACAAATTAAAGGACTATGAAGACACAGGCTATAAACCTGATTTTATCGACACAATTCCGTATATCTTAGAAGATATGAAAGAGCGACTTGCAAATCCAAATGCAACGAACATCAAAGCGTGCTTGCATAAAATCGACTAAATCTTAAACGCAAAAGAAAATGCCGTCAGCGAATAGGACCGCTGACGGCAAAGTGAAAAGATATAAAAATATTTACCGTATTTATTATATCTTTTCTCTCTTAAAAAATCAAGAGGAAAGGTGAAATTATATGAATACTTTAGAAAATGCAGTCAACTGCATAAAAAATCAAGGCAAAGACTATAAAAAATACTCTAACGAATGGAATGTAATGCAACAGCTTATCGACATTATCACAGCACAGACGGAGAGTGCAGAGATTGTATTGCAGGACTTAAACGTTGAAGAAATGCAGGTGTCTGCACTCGTGGAGAAAATAACAAGCAAGAAAATTGCAAATCCTGTTGAAGTTATGAACGCTATTTGCGACTTTTACTCAATCCCAAAACCGAGCGAATTGCCGCCGGAAGTGTGGCGAATGAACAGCACCTCTCCTGCCCCGACAAAGTCTGAAAAACAAGGCTTTATAAACCTTATGGATTTACTGTGAGGTGAGTATAAATGCAGAGAAAAAAGCTGTTAGCGTTAGAAATAAACAAAAACCGTGCGGATGTACCTGCAATGCAAGCTGTAGTTGAGTTTCAGCATAAAGACAAGTATGGCAATTATACGACACACGAATACAATTATGTTTATGATGCATTTATTGATGAGTCAACAGGTGAAAAAACTCTTATAGTTGATATGTTTAAGCCTGCACCGGCGGCGGAGTTCCTCTATAGACTGTTCATCGGAAAAAACAAGCAAGGTGATGACAAATGGTTCATCGTTAAATCAGACGGCACAGTCAGTGAAAGCAGTTTGCCTGTTGATTATTACTGCCGTCAATTCTATTATTCGTTCAGTGCTGATACTGATAATGTGATTGATGAGTATTTGTCAGATACTAAATCATATGCAAAAGGTAAAGGCATCAGAAAAATAATAGCTTGGCAAAAAGCAGTCAGGCAAAAAAGGCTCAAAGATAAATATCAAAAAATTAAAGACAGCATAAGTTATGAATTAGCAGAAATTCGCCCACTGCCGCAGTCAGTACATAAATGGATTGATAATACCGTAATGGCATATAGCAGATATATGTTTTATGATGCCAACAGCAAAAAGCAGACTACTGCAAGATGTTCCGTGTGCGGTAACGAGGTTACTATTAAAAATGTACGCAGCGGAGATAAAGTCACTTGTCCTATTTGCCACAAAAAGTGTACCGCAAAACCATATAGAAAATATTTGAATTCAAACGGCTTTTGTAACAGAGAAACAATAATGTATCTACAACCGTTCAAAGGAACAAGATTTTGTGCTCGTGAATTTATTGTCAAATACGCATACAGTCAAGGCAGAATTAAGCCACGCATCATTATGCAAGAACTTTCAAGAACAACTTGCGACTTTGACGGACAAGAAATGCGAGTGCAGGAACAATATACGTATGACGAAAATTACAAAGGCGGTGACTGGCGAAAGGATTTTTGTAGAAGTGTAAACTCAAGTTTGCCACTCTACCCCGGCACGCTCAATAAGATATTTAAGCGTGTAAAAGGATTTAACAAGTGGCATATCGACTACGGCAAGATAGCGAGGTTATGCAATCCTGTCGGTTGTGAAAACTTGTATAACGCAGTCAATCGAGTTGCAAGTCTTAACAATATAATCGACAACGGCTTAATTAATCTTGCACGAGATGTCATTACATACACATACAGATGTACTGAATTTGATTTAGCAAAAGGGTCTTTGAGAAAAAGTTTCGGAATTACTAAAGACGATTTAAAAATTTTAAAACAGTTAAACCCAAAATTATACGAATTCAAACTATACAAAGCGTATAAACAAACAGGCAGAAAAATTGACATTGAAGAGTTAAAAGAATTTTTTGCAATTCGTTCAATGATCGACTGTGATATTAATGATATATTAAGAATTTTAGAATACAGTTCTCTAAGAAAATTTTGTCAATTTTTCCGCAGATGGGAAAGCGAAAATTGCACAAAACCGTATGATAACTACTATTATTGGGATCCAAGAAGAACCTTTTTCAGAGATTATAAAGACTATATAGAAAACGCTACCTTGCTCGAATATGACTTATCGAATTTAGAAGTCCTCTACCCTAAAAATTTTAAGCAGGCTCACGATTTAGCGTCGGATATAGTCAACGACAAAAAATTCAGAGAAGGAGAACTTCCGCAGATAGCTCGACAATATGAAAAATATAGTAATCTATACAGCTATGAAGATAAAGACTTCTGTATTATGCCGCCAAGAAGACACAATGACTTAAAAAACGAGGGTAAAACACTATGCCATTGTGTAGCGACCTATGCAAAAGAAGTAGCAACAGAAAAGACAATTATACTTTTCGTTCGTAAGACAAATGAAAAAGAAAAACCTTACTTTACGCTTGAACTTAATCCTGTGACACTTAGAATTGAGCAGTGCAGAGGATTTGAAAATTGTTCATATCCGAACGAAGTCAAAAAATTTATGGATAAATGGTATAAAACCAAAATAGAACCGTTAAAAAGGAGTAAAGAAAAATGTCAGACAGCAGCATAATGAGTATAGCTGATTTCAACATCACTGAAATGTCAGCAGATACAATTTCAGCACTAAGTACACATCAAAAAATAATCACAGCAGAGCAGACAGCTGCAAATGCAATGATTAGCTTGTGTGAAAATCTTAAATTAATGAGAGATAAGCACTTATACGAAGCGCTCGGCTTTGAAACATTTGATACATACACAGAGCAAGCCTGCGGCATTAAACGCAGACAAGCATACAACTACATCAGCACATATGAAAAACTCGGCGGTACGGTTTTGCAGTCAAATGCACAGCTTGGCATTACTAAATTGCAATTACTTACAGAAGTATGTGCTGTAGACAGAGATGATTTTGTTGCAGAAAATGACCTTGCAGGTATGTCGGTCAAAGAAATTAAAGAACTTGTCGAAAAAAGCAAGCAACAAGGTGAACAGCTTGCCTTGCTCGGTGATGAGCTTAACGACAGCAACAACGCACAGAAATCGTTACAAGCAGATAAACAAAATCTCACAGATGAAAACAAGTTATTGCACAAACGAATTAAAGAACTTGAAAGCAAGCCTGTTGAGGTTGCTGTACAAGAACCAACGCAAGCGCAAATTGAAGCAGCGGCAAAAAGCAAAATAAACAGCTTAAAAGCGTCATTTGAAAAAGAAAAACAAAGCGCTGTTGAAAAAGCTGTTAAACAAGCTACAGAAAAAACAAAATCAAATGTTAAAGAAACTCTTGAGAAAGAATACAAAGCAAAATTTGAATCTATTGAAAAAGAACGACAAGCTGCTCTTGATAAAGCAAAGCAGTTAGCAAATAGACTTGATAAAAATGCAGATGCCGAGCTTGTCACTGCAACGCTTTATTTCAATGAATTGCAAGCACAGCTTGATAAATTTATTAACAGTGTTGAGAAAATTTGTGAAACAAATTCGGCGCAAGGTGAAAAGCTCAAGCAGATTGCACAAAACTTCTTGAGCAATACTATTGCAAATCTTAATTAATCAGTTAGTAAGCTCCGCACAGCTTTACTATATATCAGAAAGTACAACTTTCGTTGATTATTCTTCTTAAAATATAATACTGACTTGTAATTACATAATGTTACTGCAGAGCAGGTGCGGCTGCTCTAAGTTTTTTTGTTGAGGAGCAGAAAATGAAAGACTTAGAGAAGATGAGTATTGAGCGATTGCAAGAAGGTGCTCAGATTAGTAGATATTATTATAATAAGCCTTTGCTACTATGCTATTCCGGCGGCAAAGATAGCGAAATAATTTTAGACCTTGCGCTTAAGTCAGGTATAGATTTTGAGGTTTTACATAGTCATACAACTGCCGATGCGCCCGAAACCGTTTATCACATTCGTCGAAAGTTCAAAGAGCTGGAGTCTAAAGGAATTAAGTGTACAACGCAAATGCCAACCTTCAAAGGTAAATCTGTCAGTATGTGGAGCTTGATTCCGGCTAAGAAAATCCCACCCACTCGCCATGCACGATATTGTTGTGCAATACTGAAAGAAACAGCAGGACACAACAGAGCGATTGTGACAGGCGTAAGAAGAGAGGAAAGCACCAACAGAGCTAAAAGCGGAATTATTCAGACTTGGAGTAAAGACATCTCAAAGAGAATTATCATTAACAATGATAATGACGAAAAGAGAAAAATCGTTGAGCATTGTCAACTACAAGGGAAAACGGTATTCAATGTCATATGTGATTGGTCAAATGACGATGTAAAAGACTATATCAAAGAAGAACATATAAATTTAAATCCTTTGTATAAGTGTGGCTTTCACAGAGTAGGTTGCGTTGGCTGCCCTATAGCAGGAAAAGGAAGATACAAAGAATTTGCACTGTATCCTAAATACAGAAATTTGTATATCAGAGCGTTTGACAGAATGTTAGAAGTTCGCAAGCAAGCAGGATTAACAACTAATACGTGGCAATCAGGAATAGATGTGTATCACTGGTGGATGGAGGACAATGTTCTGCCAGGGCAGCTAACAATAGACGGAGAAAATGATTGGTAAGGTGAGAATATGAAACGGAAAAAACTTGATCATCTTGATTTGGTATGTCTTGAGATTGCTAAGTATAACAAAATACATAACACATATTACAGCTACGGCGAATACACAGCTTTAGTGCGTGCAGGAAAGATTATATCAGATGTTGTGAGTGAAAAGAGAGGTAAGAAAAATGATTGATTGTTCAAGAACTGAAAATTACTTTGCTGAAAAGCAAAGGATGACGAAAAAACATAAACTAAATCACGGTGGATATTCATGTAAACTTAATTGTGCTGACTGCCCTTTGAGCCATTTAAATAATGGTTCTACGATGTTGTGTTCGGACTTTGAAACGCTCTATCCCGAAAAAGCAATCAAAATCGTTCAGAAGTGGAGTGACGAACACCCACAGAAAACTTATTTAAGTGAGTTTTTAAAAAAATATCCGAATGTTTTGCTTGAAGATGACGGAACACCCAATTTTTGTCCCTATAGACTAGGGCTTATGGGTGCAGATGATTGCAGAAAAGACGGTAACTGCGTTAAATGCTGGAATCAGCCGATTGAGGAGTGATTTAGTTGAGTCAGAGAAAATCAATTTCCAAAGCAACAAGGCTTAAAGTGTATGAGAAGTATGATGGTCATTGTGCTTACTGTGGTTGTACACTCGAACTAAAGGATATGCAAGTTGACCATATTCAAAGCGTGTATTGGTATGACGGTGCAAACGATATTGAGAACTACAATCCTGCTTGTAGAATGTGTAATTTCTATAAATCAACAATGCCCATTGAAGATTTTAGAGGACAATTAGGCAAGCTAACTTCAAGACTTGAAAAAACCTTTATCTATCGTTTGGCGAAGAAATATGGAGTTATTCAGGAAGTCGAGAAACCGATTGTATTTTATTTTGAAAAGGAGAGAAATGAAAAATGACGAATTTACAATCTGCACTATTGCGGTGCAAAAATGGAGGTAAACAATGGTTGAAAAAGAATACATAGAGCGTGAAGCTGCACAGAAAGTTTTAGCAGATGATTACGCTTATAATGCCGCAAAATTGATTGATACAGTACCCATCGCCGACGTGCAGGAAGTAAGGCACGGGAAAAATTTAACTAAAGCTCACCCTGTTGATGAATTTATTTGTTCTGAATGTGGTTATATGACCGAAGATTGCACAGAGAAAAAATACAGCCAGGACGGAGATTATTGTTATCTTTGCGAATATGAATATAAGTTTTGCCCCAATTGTGGTGCAAAGATGGATAAGGAGTAAAAACAATGCTTAAACCTGCAATATTATACAGAGATGAAATATTTGCAAAGCTATTAAAATATAGCTATACCGACAATATGCTTTTTTATATGGGGTGTTTGGGCAATGAATTGCCTAAAATCGAAGAAAATAGCAGCGGAAATGTCTATCAATATGCTATTATCGGTGAGGACAACAAGCTAATAGGGTATTTTGCATATTCTATTGATTGGTATTCTTCTTGTGTTTATAACTTTGGATTGTTCGCTTTTGATAGGAATAATACTACGATTGGATTTGATGTTTACAAGGAACTAAAAAAGATAATCAATGACTACCATATTCACCGAATGGAATGGAGAATGATTCAAGGAAACCCTGTTGAAGGGCATTATGATAACTATTGTAAACACTATAACGGCAAAAAGTTTGTGTTTACAGACTTTTTTAAGGATAGATGCGGGAAATACCATAACGAAGTTGTTTACGAAATCATATTTAATAGGAGTGAAAGTAAATGAGAGAAATATTATTCACAGTCAAAAATAGCATTGAACAATTTAGGAGGTTCGATTAAGTACAATGAAACAGTATGAAGCAGACGAACAAAAGAAGCTCTTTCGCTGGGCTGACTTTATGAAGACAGAGTATCCCGAATTGGATATGATGTTTCATATTCCAAACGGCGGTAGTCGCAATAAACTCGAAGCGGCCAACCTAAAGAAACAAGGTGTGCGTGCAGGCGTGCCGGATATATGCTTACCTGTTGCTCGTGGAGGTTATCACGGACTGTTTATCGAGCTTAAATTTGGCAAGAACAAGACAACAGCAAAGCAAGACGAATGGCTTGCAAAGCTGAATGAAAAAGGTTATGCAGTCGCTGTTTGCTATGGCTGCAAAAAAGCGCAGGATAAAATTCTTAAATATCTTAATTTAGGAGAATAACAATGAAAAATGAAAAAGCAGAAATTCAAGATGAAGAAATTGCAGAAGAGAGCAGCTTTGATACACTAAGTGCGCTCGACAAACTCGCAGTCGGCTTTATCGCAGGAGAAATTGACACAGAAATAATAAACAGTCTTGATACATACAACCGTTGGTTTGTTCTGTCCATGTCAGCTATATACAGCTGTGGCAAGATTGGCTTGCTCTCGGCTAAAAGTTGTGTGCAGGTCAAATACAAGTTATTGAGCGAATACAGACGATTCAGAACAGAAACATATTTCGCAGAGATTGAGCACCGTGAATGGATTAAACGAACGAGAGAAACATCACGCAATCTCACAGAACTTGCACATCAAATTAATAACAAAGATACTGATGCATTAAAAACAGCTATTGAGATTATTGACTTGCTCACAAAGCAAGATGTATATAATCAGCTGTTTATAAAGGCGGAAGCAGATGAGGACTACAAACAAAAATGTGTACAAGCTCTTACACAAAATGAAACACTCTTCTTCGACCGTTTTGGCAACATACCTTTTGTAGATTTACTTTTTAAGTTTTACAAATCAGCGGAAGAAAACCGAGCAGCGGAAATATACAAAGAGCTTGATTGTGACAATCTCAATGTTATTGCACACAGAGTGCCTGTAAAGTCAGATGCCTGCCAGGGCATCGCAAAATCATACCTTGAATATTTCAAATAAAAATCTAAAAAATGCAGGGGCTGAAAAGCCCTTGCGTATCCTGCTCAAGTAATTAATTAAGTGACGAAAACTGTTTTTACATATATAATAGGAAGTTTAAAATGTTTACATACAAATGTGAGATCCAATCTGGACCGATGCTTGAAATTAAATACTATCAAAGTTTGCGCAAGCGTAACAAGAAAAATATGTCACGCAGTATCAACAGAGCAATCACATCAGAAAAAATGGCGCAGGCTAATCGCATAAGAGGTGAGCAGCATACACAGAGATTAATTCTTGCGAATTTCAAGCAAGGTGACTGGTGGGTAAGATTTTCAGCACCGTATCAAAATTTCACAGAAGAAGAATTTGAAAAGATTGTAAGTAATTTTTTCAAACGCATTAAATATCACGCAAAAAAGCAAGGCTTGCAGTTTAAGTATATTGGCTTTTGTGAATGCGGTAAGCGTGGCGGCAATTGGCACTTGCACATCATTATTGAAGACTGTATCAAAGACATAGCGTTAAAAATGTGGAAATGGAGCAACGGTGTTAATCTCACACCATTGTATGAAGACGGCAATTTTGCTGATTTAGCAAAATACATTCGCAAAGATGTAGCCGGTACAAAAAGGCTCAAAACATCACGCAATCTCACAAAACCAGCCGTTACAGTAATTGAAGGCAAAAAGAGAGAATTTAAAAAGCTTGAAAAAGGCGAAGCTCTACCAATCCCACAAGGCTATTACCTTGTGCGTGATGATGTGTGGGTTAACGATTTCACGGGAGCAAACTATCACTTCGTGTTTATGCAGTTGAGAATGAATCATAAACGATATGCAGTTGAATACACAAAGGAGGCAAAAAATGAATCTAAAGCAAATTAGAGATATGGACAATGATATATGCTATTATAGAGCGCAAATAGCTATGCTTGAAGCTAAAGTTACGCACATAACAACAAATATTGCAAGTGCTATCGACGGAGAAAGTGCGTCAAATAGCATTGAAAAAATAGTGCCCAAAATAGCAGACTTAAGAGAAGAATTACACAATGCAGAAACAAAAAAAGCAAACGCTATAAGTTCAATACCTCCAACAACTCTGCAAGGGAGTTGTCTTTTGCTGCGCCTGAAGTATGGCTACGAATGGAAACAAATAGCTCAAAAAGTAGGTGGAGGAAATACAGAAGACGGAATAAGAGTAATGTGTAATCGCTACGAATGGTAAATTTAAGCAAAGTTGTTCGTTTGTTCGGTGTAATGTATGTTAGACTATACTTGAGCAAAGCTCTAAAAAATACAAGGTTAATTTAAGTCGCTGTTACTGCAGCGGCTTATTTGTTTTTAAAGAATAATGGCTAAAAATTTTGCAAAAGCATTCTACAAATCAAAAAAGTGGCAAGATTGCAGACAGAGTTTCATAGATGAACGAACACTTATTGACGGTGGCTTGTGTCAGATATGTCACAAGAAGCTCGGTTATATAGTTCATCACAAAGTTATGCTCAATGCAAGCAACATAACTGACGCAAGCATTAGTCTTAACTTCGAAAATCTGATGTATGTCTGTAAAGATTGTCACGACAATCTTCCAGGGCACGGAGTCGGAAACAAAGAACCGAAAAAATATTTTTTTGATGAGAGCGGTCAAATTTTTCCGACTCCCCCCTAAAAATTTTTGCGAGTAAACATTCGCAGGACCGAGGGGGGCAGGTCGAAATTTTGCGTACCTCGTGTATGACCCCCCCTCCCCTAAAAAAACTTGTGTGAAAGGACGGTGACTTGTAAAATGACCGACGAACAGAAGGAACAAAGAGCAATTAAGCGAGAGATAAAGCGATTAACGGAAATCTACAAGGACATAGAGGTTAAAAGAAAAGACCTCGCCGTTGGCTTGATTGAAAATGCGGCGTTCACTCGAATCAGGCTGAAAGAACTGCAACAGGACATTGCAATTTATGGCTTAACTGAATTATTCTCACAGTCAGAAACACAAGAGCCGTACTCACGCAAAAGACCTGAGGCAGATTTGTATAACACAATGCTCGGTAACTATCTCAAATACATTAAGCAGCTCAACGATATGCTTCCGAAAGTGGCCGAGGCGAAGGCTGCGACAACAGACGGCTTTGACGATTTCGTTGAAGGGCGTGACAAGCTTTGAAACGCTATCCATTAAGCTATAATCCGATACTTGAATATTACGAACAGATAAAGAACGGCAAGGTTACTGTTTGCGACAAGATACGCAAGTGGTATAAACATTTAAGTGATAAGGTGATTAATCCGACGGACGGCTATCATTACGAAGCTAAGCGAGGAAATCACATCATTGAATTTATCGAAAATTACTGTCGACACAGTAAAGGTAAGATGGGCGGTCAGCTTGTAAAGCTTGAGCTGTGGGAAAAAGCGTGGCTTGCGGCAACTTTTGGCTTCGTGGACGATGACGGTATCAGGCAGTACAACCTATCTGTGTTAATTATCGGAAAAAAGAACGGTAAGTCTTTGCTTGCCTCTGCGATTGGCTTGTATATGCTTATCGGTGACGGCGAACCCGGTCCCGAAGTGTATGCAGTCGCCACAAAGCGTGACCAAGCTAAAATCATTTGGCAGGAAGCAAAACGAATGGTTCGCAAGAGTGAAACTTTATTGAAGCGAATTAAACCACTGCTGAATGAATTGAGTTCAGAAGATTATAATTGCGGAGTGTTTAAGCCGCTTGCCTCTGATTCGGACACGCTTGACGGTCTGAATGTGCATTGTTGTTTAATGGATGAGTTGCACCAATGGAAAAACGGCAGACAACTCTACGACATTATGGCAGACGGTACCATCGGACGAGACCAACCGCTTATCCTTGTTACAACAACTGCAGGCAAAATTCGTGAGGACATCTACGATGAAATCTATGACGATGCTGTCCGCACCACGAACGGCTTGTTTGACGAGGTAGGCTACAAAGACGAGCACAGCCTTTACATCATCTACGAGCTTGATAAGCGTGAAGAATGGGAAAATCCCGATTGCTGGGAAAAGGCTAACCCCGGACTTGGCACGATTAAAAATCGAAATGCCCTTGCAAGCAAGGTCAAGAAAGCGCAGGCGAATCCGTCACTTGTACGAAATCTTGTATGTAAGGAGTTTAACATAGCCGAAACATCAACCGAATCGTGGCTCAATTTCGAGGAGCTTAACAACGAAACAAAATTTGATGTTAAGGAACTCCGCCCAACCTATGGCATAGGCGGAGCAGATTTATCAAGCACGACCGACCTTACAGCGGCCAAGATGTTGTTTCGAGTGCCTGACAATGAAAATATTTTTATATTGTCAATGTACTGGATACCGGCTGACCTTGTGGAGAAAAAAGTAACCGAGGATAAGATCCCGTATGACAAGTGGATAGAACAGGGCTTTATGCGTACCTGCCCCGGAAACAAGATTGACGCAAGTGTTGTTACGGCATGGTATCAAGAGCTACAAGACGAATACGACATTTACTTGTGGAAAGAGGGCTATGACGCTTGGTCAGCTCAGATGTGGGTTAATCAGATGATTGACGCTTTCGGTCCTACCGTTATGGAAGCGGTACATCAGGGCAAGAAAACACTGTCTGCCCCGATGAAAGCCCTCAAAGCAGACCTTGTCAAGAAAAGAATAATCTACAACAACAACCCGATAGATAAATGGTGTCTTGCAAATACTGCAATAGATGAGGACAGAAACGGTAATATACAGCCGATTAAGACCTCGAAGTCAACAAGACGAATTGACGGTACTGCGGCATTGCTTGACGCTTACACGATATATTTTGAATATGAAGACGAATATTTGAGCATTGTTTAGGAGGTGAGAGAATGGGAAAATTTAAGAACTTTTTAAATTCTGTTCGCAATGTCAGAAAGACAAAGAATTTTTCAAGGGTTGAACTTGTTACACAGAATAATTCAAATTTCTTCTTGTGGGGCAACAGAGCATATGATTCCGACACCGTCCGAGCTTGCGTTAATGCACAGGCTCTCAGATTTTCAAAATTATCAATTAAGCACATAAGAGAAACAATCGTTGACGGCAGGAAAGACCTCTTAATCAATCCCGAGCCTTATGTCAAATTTTTGCTTGAAGAACCAAACCCGTACACAACAATGGATATGCTCCTATATAGGACAAGCACACAGTTATCCTTATCGGGTAATGCTTTTTGGCTCATCATTAGAGACACAAACGGCTTGCCTACGGAATTGTATTTTATACCAGCTAAATCAGCTACGGATTTGTATGATACGAATGGCAACCTTGTGTATGAATTTATCCTTGCAAACGGCAAGACCTACCGCTTTGCCTCCGAAGATGTCATACATTTGCGTGATGATTTTGCTGAAAACGACATATTCGGCAGCGGTAAATTTAAGGCTCTTGCTCCTTTGCTCGAAATCGTTGAAACAACCGACAGCGGCATCATCAGCGCTATCCGAAATTCAAGCGTAATTAAATGGTTACTGAAATACACATCGTCTTTGCGGCCCGAGGATTTGAAGAAAAACGCAAAAGCGTTTGCTGATAACTACCTTAACATCAGTAACAGCTCCGTGGGTGTTGCGGCAGTTGACGCAAAGGTTGACGCAAATCAGATAACCCCGAACGACTATGTCCCGAATGCTTTGCAAATGGATAGAACGAAAAACAGAATCCTTGAGCTTTTTAACACTAATGTGAAAATTATCACATCAACAGCGAACGAAGATGAAGAAAATGCTTATTTCGATGCGGTGATATCGCCTAAAATCATTCAGCTTAAAAACGAGCTGACACGGAAACTATTCACTCGCCGTCAGCGAGGTTGTGGAAATTATATCGCAGTCGGTTCGTTCAATCTACAATCTGCGAGTCTTAAGACTAAACTAAATTTCGCTGGAATGGTTGACCGTGGAGCAATGCTCCCAAACGAATGGCGAGAATCACTTGGTCTTGCTCCTGTTCCGGGCGGAGACACTCCGCTCAGAAGATTAGATACAGTTGCGGTCGATGAAGGAGGTGAAAACGATGCCGAAAACAATTGACATTAAAGGCCCTATCATTACGAATGATGATAAGTGGATTTATGACTGGTTTGGAGTAGCCTCCTGTTGCCCAGCCGACATTCGGTCACAGCTTGACGAAGTGGCGGATGATGAGGGAGTACAGGTTGTTATCAATTCGTCAGGTGGTGACATCTTTGCCGCCTCCGAAATTTACGATATGCTCGCCGAAAGCAAGGCTACAATCAAGGTCATTTTTGCCGCTTCTGCCGCTTCATACATTGCTTGTGCGTGCAAGTCTGAAATTGTGCCGACAGGTATGCTTATGATTCATAATGTTTTAAGCTATGCCGCAGGCGATTACAATGACATGGCACATGAATCAGGCGTGTTACTTAAAGCAAGTAAAGCCGTTGCGACAGCCTATCGACTTAAAACCGGAATGAGTGAGGACGAGCTTATCGGACTTATGGACAAGGAAACTTGGCTTACTGCTGATGAAGCAGTCGAAAAAGGTTTTATTGACAAGGTCGCAGAATATTATGCTGAAAAGCCAAAAGAGGTTAAACTTGCGGCAAGTCTTAACAGCCTTATCCCTGATACCATCATCAAACAGATGAGGGACGAAAAAACACAGCTTACAGCAAAACTTGAATTGCTCAAACGAAAGGAAGTTGAAGAAGAATGAACAAACAGGAATATCTCGACAAGAGAAATGCTCTTTATGACAAGGCAAAAAAGCTCATTGCAGAAAATAAGCTCGCCGAGGCGAAAGAGATTACACAGCAGATTGACAAGCTTGACAACGATTTTGAAAATTCTGCTGTAGAAAAGGCAAACAGAAACGCAGAGGAGGGAATCAAAATGCCTGCACCATTTGAAAATCACAAGACAAACATCGACCTTACAGATGAGGATGAACAGGTAACAGATATGTACGCAACACTTGAATACAGAAAAGCTTTTGCTAACTATATTCAGAACGGTGTACCCGTGCCACAGAAGTTTATGAATGTGGCATCACAGACCACATCAAGCACTGCGGCGGCTATCGTGCCGACCACAATGTATCAGCGTTTAATCGTTGAACTTGAAAAAATCGGCGAAATTTACGCAAGAGTGTTCAAGACGGCGTATCCGACAGCACTTCTTATTCCCACACAGAACATCCGCCCGACAGCAAGCTGGGTTGATGAGGAAAAGGGTTCAAACCAGCAGAAAGTAACTACTGACAAGGTTGTCTTTGCCGGCTATAAGCTTGAATGCAAGGTTGCTTTCTCGCTCTTTATGACAAAGACCGCGCTTGATACTTTTGAGTCGCAGTTCATTGACCAGATTAAAAACGCAGTAGTTAAGGCTTGCGAAATGGCAATCGTTAAGGGTTCGGGTTCAGGTTCGCCAACCGGCATTCTTTCATGCACTCCGCCTGACGGTCAGACAATCGAGATTGCAAAAACCGGCAAGCTCACATATTCAACACTTTGCTCGGCTGAGGCGGCTCTTCCTGCTGCATACGATGATGCTGTATGGCTGATGACAAAGAAGTCATTCTTTGCATTTATGGGCATCACAGACAGCAACGGTCAGCCTGTCGCTCGTATGTCCGAAGGACTTAACGGCAAGCCGTCACTCTCACTTTTCGGCCGTGCTGTTATCCCAACAGACGGCTATATGGATTCGTACGCTGACACGGTTTCAGCCGACACAACCTTTGCAATGATGTTCAATCTTAACGATTACATCTTCAACGAGGTAATGGGCTTAAGTGTCAAGAAGTACGAAGAGGACGACACCGATAACACAGTCCTTAAAGCCGTAATGCTTGCAGACGGTAAGGTCGTGGATACTCACAGCCTCGTAAAGCTCGTTAAGAAGAGTGCTTAAAAGAGGTTTGAATTATGGCAGTATCCAATGAAATTGAAGCCGTAAAGGTTTCGCTCCGTATCAATACGGTGCTGTTTGACGATGAAATATCTGCCCTCATTGATTCTGCTAAAAGTGACATGGCAGGTGCAGGAGTTGACGTCAACGACAAAAACTCAACTGCACTTGTTATGCAGGCAATCAAATTCTATTGCCGTGCTTATTTCTCGGTTACTGCCGACAGCGAATGGGCACGGCATTACGAAGATTTGCGTGATGCAATGGCGGCGAGAGGAGCGCAAACAGAATGAATGCAGATACTCTTGTTAAACTTGTTGAAAAGTCAGGGCAAACAACCAATGACATCGGCGAAATTGTGTATCAGGAAAAGCTCCGAACGATTTATGCACAACGCAAATATGTTCGACAATCTGAATTTTTTCAGGCACAGGCTAACGGGTTGAAACCCGAATGTATGCTTGAAGTCAACTCGTTCGAGTACCACAACGAAGAATTTTGTTATCTCGAAAATAAGAGGTTCAAGATTTATCGTGCATATGAGATTAAAGGCACAGAGCGTACGGAGCTGTATTTAACGGATGTGGTAGGTGAGAATAATGTCTTTGCCTAAAGCAGTTAAAATCACAAAAAACGGCGTTGAGATAATCAGCAATGTTGAACGCATACAGTACACGCTCAAGGAGCTTGAGAGAGCCGCTCTGCGTGATGTCGGCAAGTTGGTATGTAAACGGACAAAACAGAAAATAAAACGCAGGACGGGGCGCTTAGCGAAAAATACGCAATACTGGGTGCGAAGCAAACAGAAAGTACCCGATTTGCAAGTCGGATTTAAGCCAGGCGGATTTTATGGCTTGTATCAAGAGATTGGCACGAGTGAAATTCTAAAAATCGGAGCATTGAGCGATGCTGCCGAAAGCAACATCAAAGACATCATCAAAATTGAACAACAGTACCTCAGTGCCGTAGGTACAGAAGAGGCAGAACGCAAATTGAACGAGGGGGAATACAGCGGTGAATAGCATTAAGAATTTTTTGAGTGCGGTTTTATCGCAGTATGCCCCCTCGTTTTTTATGATTGGTGACGGGTTTCCGAGGCTTGTTTATGAAATTAAACAGCTTTACACCGATGAGCCGTACAAGAAATATCTTGTTACGCTTAATCTGTATGATAGGTTAACCACCGAGAAAATCGACAATATTGTGGATGAAATCTATTCGGATGTTGCGAGGGCAACATATACACAAGGTGAACGACATTACAAATTCTACAATAACAGCGACAGGCAGTATGTCGCTGAATCCGATAAGACAATATACAGAATAATGACAACCCTTGAATTGAGGGTTTACGAAAGAAAGGATGATTAAAATGGCAACAGTTAAGCCACGAAAGATTAAGCCGTACAGCGGATATAATGCTAAGACGGCTGACCATATGCTCCTTGATGCAGGTGCGTTTTTTGTAAATTACGATCCTGCTACGGACACATACGCAAGCGCCAAAAAGGCAGGCAAGTGCCTCGGCGTAACAATCAAAGGCGGTGAATTTTCAGCCAAGCCGACACTCAGACGACTTGAGTTTGACGGCGTGAAAACAAGAACTAAGGGCGACACAGTAGTCGACGGTTGGGAGGTTTACATTAAAGCAACGCTTGCCGAGATGACTACTCAGAACTTCATTTACGGTCTTGGAATTGCCGACAAAGGTACAGACGAAAAGGTCGTAGGCTACGATGTAATCACAGGTAGAGATGTTATTCTTGACGGTGACTACATTCAGAATATCACTTGGGTAGGTTGTCTCCTCGGAGAGGATAAGCCGTGCATTATTCAGGTGTTCAACGGCTTTAATGAAAACGGTCTCACGCTTGCAATCGCTGACAAAGACAACGGTAAAGTAGAAGCTCAGTTCTATGGTAACCTTTCACCTGAAGTTTATGATTCAGAGGACGAAATCAAACCACCGTTTAAAATTTTTAGACCGACAGAAACAACGGAGGTATAATCAATGAGAAAATTAGGCTTAAAGGACGCTTTTTCGGTGGCTCGTATTATTAAGTCAGCAGATTTAAAAAATGAAATTGTCGAGTTCGCTAAGAATGTTAAAACTAAGGACAAGAAAAATGCACAGGAAGTCGGTCTTGAGTTTATCGTCACTATGATTTCATCACTCTCAAGCAAGGAAGTGGAAAACGAATTCTATTCACTCTATGCTGACATCAGAGGCGATATTACCCCCGAACAGGCAAGTTTGATGGACATTACAGAGGTAATTGCAGACATCAAGCATATTATTGCAGAGAATGATATTCAAAGTTTTTTTACCTCGCTCTCAGCATTGACATAAACACATATAAGTTAATCTTGCAATACTGCTGCGGAAATCTGACAGTCTTGCAAGATTTGTCATTCGCTGAAATCTTAAAAATCATTGAAAATGAAATCAATGAGAAAAACGAGGAAATGAAATACAAGGCTTATATCTTAACGAGCCTTGGTCAAATCACTCATTTATCATACAAAGATTTTGTCGATAGTATAGACGACAAAATGCAGTCAACTGCACAGGACGAAGTCAATACAGACGAAATTGAAAAGCGTGTTGAAGAAATGCTCAATCGCTACAAATGGGAGGAGGTGTAGTGCGTGGCAGTTGAAATTTTTAAGTTATTTGGCTCGATTTTCGTTAATAATGATGAGGCAAATAAATCCATTTCAGAGACTGAGAAGAAAAGCAAGGGTGTTGCTTCAACTCTCGGAAACGGAATCAAAACTGCTGCTAAATGGGGAACTGCTATGGTAGGCGGTGCGGTGGCAGGTGTAGGAGCATTGTCCTCCGTGGCAGAAAGCACGCGAGAATATCGGACGGAAATGGGCAAACTTGACACAGCTTTTACCACAAACAAATTTTCAGCGGCAGATGCAAAGCAGACTTACTCTGACTTGTATGCCGTAGTCGGTGACAGCGGACAGGCAACTGAGGCGGCTAATCATTTATCATTGCTTTGCAACTCCACAAAAGACCTGCAAAGTTGGACAGAGATTTGCACAGGTGTTTACGGTCAATTCGGTGATTCCTTGCCTATCGAGGGTTTGACAGAGGCGGCGAACGAAACCGCAAAAGTCGGACAGGTAACAGGTCCGCTTGCTGATGCTCTTAACTGGATGGGCGTATCTGAGGATGCTTTTAATGAAAAACTTGCTAAATGCTCATCAGAACAAGAAAGACAGCAGTTAATCACATCAACCCTCACGAGCCTGTATTCGGATGCCTCTGCTCAGTATAAAGAAACAAACGGCGATGTAATGGAATCCAACAGAGCACATCAGCAGTTGTCAGATACAATGGCGCAAATCGGTGCTGTCGCAGAACCTGTGCTTAATTCGATTATTGGCTTAGGTGGAAAGTTACTCGAACAGTTATCGCCGCTTATTGAAAGTGTAGCTGAGAAGCTTGCCCCTGTGCTCATTAACATCTGCGAAGAGGTTGCCCCGATAATCGTGTCAATGCTTGAACAGATTATGCCATTGATTGAGGAATTGCTTCCGTTTATAGCTCAACTTATGGAACAGTTAGCACCAATAATTGTTCAACTCGTAGAAGCACTATTACCTGTTCTCGTACAAGTAATCAAACAGCTTTTGCCTCCGTTTATGGAAATTCTCAACGCATTAATGCCGTTGTTAGATACTATTTTTCAGCTTGTACAGCCGTTTATCGACTTGATTTTGCAGTTAATAGAGCCGTTCGCAGCACTTATTTCAACAGCTATTGCACCGCTCATAGTCAAACTTGCAGAGTTGCTCAATAACTTGTTACAGCCGCTTATCCCTGTTTTTAACGAGATTGCAGGCATATTAAGTGAAACATTACAGCCCGTTTTCGAGGCTCTTGCACCCGTTTTCGACTTATTGACAGACGCATTAAGTCCGCTATTTGAGCTATTATCAATGCTGCTCAACGCTATCCTACCTGCTTTAACTCCAGTTGTTGAAATTCTTGCAGATGTTTTCAGCAATGTACTCGGATTAGCTATCAAAGGAATAAGCGGTGCGATTGAAAGCTTGACAGGAATTTTCAACGGTTTGATTGACTTCATAGACGGAGTCTTTTCAGGAAATTGGGATAAAGCGTGGAACGGCATTTTAGAAATATTCAAGAATGTTCTAAACTTAATTCCAAACGCAGTTGAATTCATAATAAACGGTGCAATCGGAATGATTAACGGTCTGTTTGACGGAATCAATTGGGCAATTGAGTGGGCAGGACTTGAAATTCCGCACATTCCAGAGGTCACTCTCCCCCGTTTTCGTGCTGGTATCGACTATGTACCGAACGACAAGTACCTCGCTTATTTGGATGCAGGCGAAGCGGTTTTGACAGCACAAGAGGCTGAACAATATCGTAAAGCTAAGCAAGACGGCTCAAATCCATTTAGGAGTGACAGCACAGATAAACCGTCAACGACTAACATTGACATCAATGTGAATATTAGCAGCGTAACGGTCAATAGTGATTCGGATATAGATAGCCTTGCGGAAAGATTATCTGAGCGATTAGCAGCGGAAATTACAAGTAAAAGGAAGGTGTTTAGCTGATGCACAACTTTTTTTTTAACGGCAAATGGCTCAGTCAGTTTGGCGGACGCATAGTTAATGCGCCTTTTCACTCTGTTGCTCAGCGTGATTTTAAGCTTATATCAATCCCGGAACGAAGCGGTGATATAGTGCAGGACAACGGCAGATACAACAATGTTGATTTTGAGCTGCAAATAGCTTTAATGCCTTTACTTGCTCACACAAGTGCTCAATATCTTGCGTATAAAATTATAGACTGGCTGACTGAATTTAACAATTATCAAACATACAAGGACACATATAACAAAGGCTATTATTGCTATGCTGTAGTGACTAACCTTGACACAATTCAGCGTGAGTTACCTTCATATCTCACAACTAAAGTTAAATTCAGTCGTAAGCCGTATTGGTATGCACAGACAGAGCCTATAAGCCTTGTTAGCGGTCAAAAGCTAAATTTACTCAACCCTGAAAGAATGCCGTCAAATCCGCTTTACAAGCTCACGGGTACGGGTGCTTCTGCAACGCTAACGATAAACGGTGAAACACTATCTATAAAAAATTCAATTAACGCAGATTACACAGTCCTTGACGGTGAAAATATGCAGTATTACTCTGTTAAAAACGGCATTAAATCTTATATCTCACCTCTCTTGCCACAGCAATTTAAAGCAGGAGAGAATGAGATTATCGCTAATCAGGTTATTGGTTCGCTTACGCTTGAGCCGAATTGGAGGCGCTTATGATACCTTTAGTCTACGAAACGACAAGCAGAATATTATCGCTCAACTCAATGCACTACCTCGGCAGGCTTACCGGTTGCACAGAATGTACCGTCGAAGAGTCACGCAACGCAGATTACACACTAAGTGCAAGCGTTGTTAAAAACTCCGAATGTGCCGAAAGTGCTGTTGTACAAAATTATATATACGCAAAGCCAAACCCAGCAGACGAAGCACAATTTTTTGAAATCTACGAGGTAGTAGAAAAAAACAATGTGCTTAGTATCAAAGCGAAGCACATCAAACATAACTGCTATAACAACATTCTTGCCGCAGGCGAAACATCAGCACAACTCTATTCACCTGCGGAGGCTTACGAAAATATGGATGCTCTTTTTGACAACAACTATGTATTTTCGTCAGATATAACGAACAGAAAAAGCATCAACCTCGGCTACACTCAAGTATGCACACTTGGTGACTTTCTCGGCGGTTTAGAGGGCAGTTTGCTTGACCTGTTTGGGGGTGAATACAAATGGAATAATTTTAATGTTTCATTGTTAAAAAATCGAGGGCAGAAACGAGCGTATAGCCTCAAGTGGGGCGACAATATATCAAGCTATGAAAAAACTCAATCAAGTGAAACTACGATAAGTCATGTGTGTGCTTATGCTACTGTTTATGATGAATTTTCAAAACAAGACATACAGATAATTGCTGACCCTTATGAGATTTTTGAACAAAAATCAAAAACAAATAAACTAAGTGTATATCCAGTTCCTGACAATCTTGTTAACGGAATAATTGTCAACTCTTCGACAGGCGACGGATATGAATTTGTCAAAAACACTTGCAGAATAGCAGCAACAGCTTACATAGGAGGAGATAAACTTGGTGAGATCAAGAGCAATATTAAAGTTGATGTAGAAGCGGTCCTTGACGATATGCAACAGTTTAATCTTTGCGATACTGTTACAGTAATCTTAAGTGACAGTATCGCAGCGGAATCCAAAATAGTCAAAACTACATATGATACACTTAGAGAACGATATAAACAGCTTGAGCTTGGTTCGTTCAAAACTAAGCTATCTGATTTCGTAAAATGAGGTGAACATAATTGAATGTAAAATACAAACTTAATCTTGATGTATACAAAGACAGAAATTACGAAAGTATAATAGTCGCTCAAAATGATGACAAGTCACGCATCATTGAATGTAAGCTATATGCTGATTCACAACCGGTAGCGCTATCTTCAAGCGTTACCGCTGCGTTTAACGCAACTGTAGATAATGTTATCGTCGCTGAAAATGTGCCTTGTATAGTTGCAGACAATGCAGTTAAAATCACTCTTGCGAAATCAATGCTACAGCTCGCAGGTATGATGCGGTGCGAGCTTGTGCTAAGTGAAAATGATACAATTCTAACTACACAGCATTTCAGCGTTTTTGTGAACAAGTCAGTAATAAATACAAAATCTAAATATGAACCAACAGGCGCAAATTTAGCAACCAAAAATGATGTTGATTCCGCAATTGAAACCGCATCTGCAAAAATGATAGCAAAAGACTCTTTGCTCAATACATCTACAAGCATTAATCTCACATCGCTTGAGGACACAGAGCAGACAGCAAACGGCGTTACAATTTCAGTCAGGAACAACAAAATTAGCTTGAGCGGCACATCTACCGCTGCGGTTAATTTTTATCTCAAGCTCAAGCGTGCGGTTACTCTTGAACAAGGCAAAGCGTATTGCTTATCGTTGCAGAATTTTGCTAATATTACAAACAGCGGTTGTGTGTTCTATCCTGCGAATAGTCAGACGGCAATTAGTTCATCGTGGTTACTCTCTGAGGCAAGTGCTTTCAAGAATGCAGCGGCCACTTATACAGCGACAGAAAATGTAACCGTTAATTCTATTAAAATTGCGGTTGCTACAAATAGACTTGTTGACAACAGTTGTAATCTTCAACTTGAACAGAACAATAAGCGTACAGCTTATTCTAACCCTGACTTGATAAAGTCTAATATTAAACCTGAGCTGTATCAAGCCCCTGATCACACAATGCATTATTTGTATGTTTCAAACGATTACAATGAAACCACTGAGGGGTTTGGGGTTACGAAGTTCAATTCTATTCTGTCTGCTAATGACAGCATTTCGGATAATAGCTACCGAAATCGTTACACGATCGTCGTCATGGCTGGCACATATACAGATATGCAAGATAAATTCGCAGGTTTGTCTGATGTGGGACTTGTAGGTTACAGAGGAGTAATGACTAAAGACTATGTTTACTATGAGTCCGAAAACATATACAATCCTGCGGCTACTGTAATCAAATGGGACGGTGCGATAGGGTTTGATAAGTCTACTTTGAAGTCTGAGGATATAATCAAAAAATGTCCGTTCCATCTTGATTTGAATGTCCATACTCACATCAAAGGTTTTACATTTGATTGTAAAAATATCAGGTATGGCATACACCTTGAGAGTGGTGGAACAGGCTACGCAACCGAATGGGTTGTGGCAAATTGTATTTTTAAGTGGGGCGGTCGTGCTGATTGCGTAGATTATGCCGATAAAACAACAGTGCCAGTTTTTGGTTGCGGTCATAGCTTTGGCGAAGTCGGCTTAATTGAAAATTGTAAAATAATACCTACGCATTGCACGATAGGTTATCAGAACCACGACAACGCCGACAATAGCGATTTCGGATTGCCAATTAAAACAGGCGCAAGCATTACGATTCGCAATTGTGACTTTGATAATACTGAAATCCAGGTAAGAACGCTAAAAGGCGAATATTCCGACACGCCAAACATCTTGACTATTGACCGCTGCATCAACATATCTGAAGTTAAAAAGCTGTATGCTGCTCCGGCGACGAAATGTGACTGGACAGTTGTTGAAAATTTAAATATCTAAATAAAGGAGAATGACTATGGCAGATGCTGAGAACAATCTTAAAAGAACAGCTTTCGGAAGAATATTATAATGCTATTATGGCGGTATGGGAGGTATAAATATGTCGTATAAATTTAAAGAAATATGGTGCAATAAAGGTAATTTCACAGAGAGCAACAGAAAATCTTCGGAAATTGATACACTTGTTATTCATTACACAGGCAACAACGGCGACACAGCAGAAAACAACGGTAACTACTTTAAGAATAATGTAGTTGAAACATCTGCACATTAT